GAAATTTATACAATAAAAAGCACGTTATTCAAAAATAAGGCAAGATCACTTGCCTTATTTTAATCCGTAATAATATTATACTGCAAAATACTTGATAAGAACTTCGTTTCTGTTATCAAGGTTGTATACTGTTGAGGTAGAGGTGCCGGTTTGGTCACTTGGTGCAGCAGTAAACGTGATAGCTGTTGATACAACTTGTTCAGTATTAATTGCAGGAACACCAATACTAACTGCAGGCATTAGTAATTCTACGCGAACTGCGCTACTACTTCCGCCAATCTGTAAACCTATTGAGAACATTGGTTCTGTTACGGAACTTGCAGCACTTAACATATTACTTAAAAGCGTACCGGTATCATTGGTACCACCAGTATTTAAATAAGCATTTAATGTTCCTGTTACACTACGGGTTCCAGTATAGTACGTAATAGGACTATTAACAACACCTAAAATTGATGGTGTAATATAAGTAATATTATTACTAATTGTAACTGAACCACCAGTTAAGGCCATAGTGTAGCTTGTGCCTGCACCTACGGCTCCAAGTGCTGTTACAGTTTTTAAGGATACTGTAGACAACTTGTTTGTAATATATGGCGAATCAGTTATTTTTGCGCGATACGCTGCACCGCCTACTACGCCAATACCGGTAAATGTTGAGTTAGCACCACTGCTTCCGCCAGCTAAGGTTATGTTTGGAGTTAACTGACGGAGGGCTGTTGCTTGGCCTGTCCAAGCCACCGTAGCAATTCCATCTAAACCAAAGTCAATTGTTGCTTCGTTTAAAGCGCAATTGTCAATAGCATAAGTAACTGTGTCAACAATGATTAATAATCCAAACTTTTGCAGAGCGTTTACATTGCTGTTATGAAAACCTGCAGCACTGCTTGAAACTCCTGCGCCCCACGCACTTGAATATAAATTAACAGCGCTAGAACTTACTGCTCCTGTTGAGATTGCCGAACCATAAGGAACATCTAACTTTACAGTTAAAGGACTTACCACTGTAACTGTTCCGGAGCAATTCATTGCATCTCGTTGAGCAGCGGTACCTGTACCAACTGTAAGACCAGTAATAAGAATAGTATCACCAACTGCTGCACCAGTATAACTTGGAGTAGTTCCGTCAAAAGCTAAAGTGTTGGTTCCAACTGTATAAGTTAAACTACTAAATGTACCGGTTTTTGTTAATGTAGTATTGTAAGTATTACTACCCATTAGGGCATTCCACAATACACTTTCTTCACAAATTACATTAGTACTAAACTTAGGACGAATATAAGTACTAAAGCTAAAATCAACGGGGGCTAAGCTTGTATTAAAACTGCGTTGACCACGTTTAGGCGTAGTACCTGCTTCGCTAATTGTTACCTGTTCTGTATTTGTATTCTGACTAAAACTAAACCCATCCAATACTTGGATCTCAAGAGTATTAGCGGCTGTGAATCCAGCACTTGCAGTTTCTGTGATTTTACCGTTTGCATCAACGTTTGTAGTAAAGAGTACTTTACTATTACGAACTAGATTTAATGCCATAATCTTTCCTTTGTAAGATTAATACTGCACTATTTTATTTACAAGACGTTTATCTGTAGTTAAAATCTGCGGTATTTAATTCCTAGGTGAGTGCATAACGCACTTGTAAGTTTATTTCACCAACACCATATGGCGCTAATAAACCCTCATCGGTGGTAATTGATGTGATTAAGATTTCGGTAGTCTCGCTACCCGTCTCATCATACACTAACACGCGGTTAGCATCAATACACCGTTCTACATCTTCGAGCAAGGCTTCCAACTCGGTTTGTGGTTCTTCGCCTCGCACGTAAATTTTTACTGATAATCCCAAGTATGCCCAAGTAAAGTCACTTGGTAGATATTCACACGTTTCCGACCCGGGCGTGATAAATACTGAAGGGAAATCGTTGACCTCATCCCAAAATTTAAGTTTCCCAAAACAGTTGCCATTAAGATTGGTTTCGTAAGGGGCTGTGCCATCTAAGGTTTCATTGATTTTTGCCACCAGTGCATTTATGATCGAACTACGACGGCTCATACCGATACGCTCCTTAAGCGGTTAGCAACTTGTTGTGTGGCAATTTCGCGGATTGAACGGGCTATTAATAGTTTAGGATCACGCGATTTGGGCAGTCCTTGTTGAAACCCTGGTTCAAACGTTTGATAAGGATTTTTCATGTAGCTGTAAAATGCGGTAATCATGCCTTCGCGACTTTGCGACATACGCTCTACTCGAACCGATTCCGCAAAACGACCAGTACGCAAGTTCAACACATCGCGACGTTCTCCGCGGCCCATGTTCTTCTTAACGCGCTCTACTAAGCTTGCATTAATTAAGTTTTGTAGGCTGGTTAGATTTGCGGTACCTGTGTTTACTTTTACTGAGGTAATTGCTTGTGCAACGGCTTTTTGCAACTTAACAGTGCTTTTATTAGTGCTACTGGTACCTTTTTTAATAACGCTTTTCTTGTTAGAAGAGGCTTGCGAAACTTTTTTCGGTTTAGGTGCAATAGACTTGTTGACACCAGTACGAGATACTTGTTTAGGAGGTAATTTTTTATTTCCAATTTTACTAGCAATGGTTACCCCTATTGCCTTTAATAAGCTATCAGACCCTTCAGAGTTTAATAAATCAATACCAAATTGTTCTGAGTTAGCTAATACAATATCTACCGTTTTTTTTAGAGTCTCATTTTCTAAAACCGGTAGTTTTTTAGCCAAGTCTGAGGCGGCTTTACCAAGCTGACCTATTTCCTTGAGTATATCTTCTACTTTTTTACCAAACTCTAAAGCTTCCGCATCTTTTCCGGATTCATAAATTTGCTTAACTAACTGATTAAGTTTTGTACCTGCTTGAGTTAGTTTTCTACCTATGTCTTGATTTCCAAGTGCAAACTGAAATTCTGCGGCTGCAGTAGGTGAATCGGAACCGTATACCGTTTTAGAAAGTTTAGCAAAAATATCCGGGTAAAGAGTAATAGAAGAACTTAAAAAGTCAATATTTTCTAATAGGTTAAATGCTTGAGAAAACTTAGTATTTAAAATATCTGCATCTTGTTGGCTAATACCATCTGACTCGCTTGCAGATATCAAGGAAAAAGCAAAAGTTCCGGGAGTGTTAGGATCTCCAATTAGTTCGTCAGGAATTGCAGATCCACTACTTACTGTGGCTCCAAAAAATCTTGATAATTTTTGAGTAAAAATACCTAACAGATGCCCTGCATCTACGTTAGCATCTATAAAGTCTGCTACATACGGCTTTGTTTTTCTCTTTTCTTTTAAATAAATTATAAAATACTTGTTTAATTCTCTGTGCTTTAAATTTTTAACTTGCGCAATACTTCTGCCTTCTACAGCCTTAGTTTCCTTTTCAATACTTAGGCCTTTACTTGCTAAATATTCTGTAAAATCATTAAATAATTCTTGCGGATTAGAAAATACTTCCTGAGATTCTTGTGCCAACTTTTTCGTTATATTCATTAACTTTGCAGAAATATATCTGGTTTTTACATTAGCTATCTCAGAGGCACTTGCTTTAGAAATTCCTGATCTGCGTGCAGTTTTATCAGCAATTCTTTTTGCATTTGTATCTTCGTCTCGGAATTGCTCATCCAAATACTTGGCCAAATCTGGATAACTTTTTAGATTTTTTGAGCGTCTGTAAAATCCGGTTTTACCTTCTTTAGCCATTATCCTTGAACTGGACATAGTACTACCTACAGCAATTCCTTTAAAAGATTGATTAAGTTCAAAAAATGCTTCGGCACTAACAACACCTATTTGTTTCTTATCACTTAACAATCTTACTACGTTATTTGTAGTCACTAACTGAAATTTTGCATCATCTAACTTTACAACTTGATTACCGGATTCTAATAACTCGGCCACGTTTTTCTTTATATTTGCCACTATCCTATTTTGTAAAGTTGCACTTAGTTTACTAATTGTCATGAATAGTCTACCGTATATAGATCCAACACACGCTTAATATTAGCTGGAAATGTGGTTGAGGTAACGTATTGAATTTGTGCAGTGTTGGGATTAGGCATTAAGTGAGTGTGCACAGCTGCGTCATTACGCATGTAGTAGTCTACAATGTCCATTGCAGCCAGTTTTAAATCGCCGGGTAATGTTTCATATCCACCGGTATAAGTTACGCGATATCCACGTATTGTTTTAGCCCAGCGTGCGGCCGTTAAGCATAATATTTGGTCGCCGTCTAACACCCAGTCTGTAAATTCGGTTAGTGCAGTATACGTTTGACCATAGTTGGCACTGTATTCAACTGCACTGATGGCAATGACCGGTGTTTCCGCTAAAATTAATCCGGGATAATCACCAGTAAACACTTCCACCTTGGCGTCATCAACCCATTCGTTAAAACGCCGGCGGCATATGGACTTTACCAGTTCGCTTACACGTGGGATCAATTGATCAAGTTTAGGGTCCAGTGAGGTACTGGAAATCTCTTTGTAAGTTTTGTATTCTGCTCTGGTAATCAAGTCGTATGCTGCCATCTTGTCCTCTCTATATGTCTTTTAAAAACACACAGTATGTGTTTTTAAAAGACAGGGCCGAAGCCCTGTCTGTAAATCAAAAAGTA